CAAGCAGAAGACAGAAGATTAGTTACATCTATTGATGTCTATGAAAGTGACTTTGGAACTTTACAAGTTGCTCCTAATAGATTCATTAGAGGTGCAAATGCTACTGCTGCTAAAAAAGGACAAGATGCTCTAATTTTAGAGATGGACTTTTTTGCTGTTGCTTTCTTAAGAGATTTTGCTCTACAAACACCAGCTCAAACTGCTGACGCAGATCAGAGATTCATGGTTGCAGAGTACACTCTTGAGTCAAGAAACGAAAAAGCTAGTGGATTAGTTACAGACTTAACTACTTCATAATACTTACATTTGGTGGGGGAATAATCCCCCATCAATCAATTAACAATTTTGTTTGGTCTTTGAAGATTTATTTTAAAGTCGGAACGAAGCAAATAAATAGGATAAAAAATGAGAACACTTAACGATTACTTTTTAACTGCTGAAATAGAAGATATTTCAACAGCTTCATCAACTTTTGTTGCTATACCTGATGGTGGTAAAATAGTTAAAATTATAACTGCTTTACAAGGTGCTATATCTGGTGGCAACGCAGCTATTTCTTTTGAAATAGGTGGTACTGCTGTAACAGGTGGTGGCATTACTGTTGCTCACTCTGGCTCTGCTGCTGGTACTGTAGATTCTGCTGAACCTACTGCTGCAAATAGAGTAGAAGAAAATGGCACTATTGAGATGATTACTAATGGTGGCTCTACTGGAGCTAAAAAATTACTTGTTACATTTGTAATAAGAAGATAAATAATAACTGGGGGGATCTTGTCTAGCGATACTTCCCCCCTCAAAAATTAGGAGAAAAAATGAGTTATAATTATGCTTTAAGACCTGGTACTACACAGAAACTTACTACCAATAATTCTTCAACAGCATCTAGTGCATTTGGTTCACAAACTGAATACATAAGAGTAGTTGGAGATGCTAATTGTCATTTTGTTTTAGGTGCTTCACCTACTGCAAGTGCAACATCAGCATTATTACCATCTGGTGAAATAGAAATATTTAAAGTTTCGCCTGGTGAAAAAATTGCAGTATTTCATGGTTCATCTACGAATGTATATGTTACTGAAATGAGTGCGTAGTGGCTAGACAAAAGTTTGTTCACTTTGTTCCAAGACCTAAACCAAAAAAAAGACCAAGACGACATAAAAAGGACTTGAACAAACATGAAAAACGAATGGCTAAAAAAAGTCGTTACAAAGGACAAG